GCCATGATCGGGGTTGGGATGTTGAGCTTGTGCTTGCTGACTGCGTCGTAGTATCGTCTGACATAATTTAATCTCGTTTCTTTTGGATATTCTGCAAAGATCGTCAATGCGATCATCATGTACATAAACTGAGGGGTTTCATAATGTTCCCCAGTACTTCTATCTTGTACCAGATATTTATCTACAACTTGGCGTAATCCAGCATATGTAAACAAATAGTCACGATTATGGTCTACCCATTCTCCAACCTTGTCTATCTCCTCCTGTGAATATTTGGTAA